ACCAACAGCGCCGACGTCCCATTTTGGTATATCAACACCGACGCTACCCACGTCCCATTTTGGAATGTCCACGCCGACCTGTGGAATCTCGAACGGCCCTATTCCGGTGTGGATGCCGATCTTGTCCCACGCACTAATGAGGTCATCTGCTTCTGTTTTTAATGTTGTTACGATACTCGAGTGAGCGACGATGTATTCCAAATCGCCGAAAAGCTTCTCGGCTAACGCGTAACCTGGGATACTTATGTTAAGCGTGATATCGTGAGTGCTGAAATGCGCTATCACGAACTGTAGGAAATTCCACACGTCCATGACGATATCCCACGCAGTCCCTCCGATATCAAGGACTAGACTGATAGCGTGCGAGGGGATATCTACGATATCCATAATATCTGTTTTGATAACATCGAGTGGTGATAGGTAAGGCTGAAGAGTTTGCATTAGGCCGCCTAGCGCTATGCCGAACGCTGTCTCGATGCCCACCTTAATTGCGTTTCCGAGACCGCCCCAATCATAGTTCACCCAATAGGTCGTTCCGAGCCACGGCATACCGAGTTTGTTAAGGGCGTCGTCTTCAGACAGACCGAGCGGCGAGATAGTGAACCAGTCTTCAGGATTCAGGTCGATCTTCATGTGACTGCCGGTTCCACCACCTCCAGCGAGGTTGGTAGTCATAGCGCCCCAGATGAGGTCACCCCAGGGGACTTTTCCCAAGCTCGTGGTCAGACCAGTCTCGAAACCAGTCGTGAACGAGTCGGCTGCTTTTTCCCCAACGGATTCCAGATTTGTAAGGCCGGTTTCCTGATCTGGCGCGTAATTCGGACCAGTTCCGGTCACTTCCGCGCTCTGCTGTGCGGTGGACTTTCCAGCTTCGGTCGGATTTGTCGCATTCAGGGCTGCAGAAAGGCCAGTAGTAGCGCCGGTAAGACCAATAGCGATAGCACTACCAATGCCTTGCCCGACAACGGTTCCTACGCTAGTCCAATCGACTCCCTGGAAGAACTTTATCGCATCAGCTTCAAATCCGCTAAAGGCATTGAGGATGTCAGATTTATGGTCGGCAACCCCTTGTTGAATCTCGGTATCAATCTGAGTCCCGATATCAGTCCAGTCGATCGTTACAAGCTGGCTCCACAAGTCTGTAAATGCTTGCTGGAAGTCTGCAAAGCCGGCCTTATAGTTGCCACTCATTATAAGGCTTAGGCCGTCTTCCATTTCTTTGCCGAACGTTCCGAAGGCCGCTCCAACCTCACCAAGAGTATCGCGCAGTGTCGCCGACGTTTCCCATGCTATTGCGAATCCTGCAGCGAGAGCACCGAGAACCACAACTACAGGGGCCGCTAAGACCGCGATAGCTAAGAGCGTAGTCCCAAAACTGAGGAGTGTTGCGATTAAGCCTCCGCTTACTACGGCGTCTGCAACAGCAGCGCTGGCAGCTACCTCGTCCTCTCCTGCGGATAAAAGTGTTGCACCCGCAGCTGCTTCAGGTGCAGTATCTGCAAAAGACGCGGCTCCTAATGTCAGACCATCAAGGCCTACAGCGCCAGCGACCGCTGCGGGTGTTAAACCTTCTATGCCTGAAGCTTCTGCGATTACAGCTGCACTTGCACCGGCAGCTGCGGTAGCTGCTTCTGCATTAGCAATACCAAGGCCTTCAACGGCGGTAGCGGCTGCCGCAGCTGCAGCTGTAAGATCGTCATCAGCTCCCGTTTCAGCCGCGGAAGCAGCTGCCGCACCTGCCGCTGAAGCCGCTGTAGTCGATGCAGTGCCAGTGCTTAGGATTCCACTGGCGAGGTTCAGCCCTCCGGCAGCGAGGTTGCCTATTGCAGAAAGCCCCTTAGCGATCCCTTCGAGCGAGTTGATAAACGTGCCTGCAATTATAATGGCCGGTCCAAGAGCCGCAGCGAAGGCAGCTATAACAAATACAACGTCAGCAACCGGCATCGGTAAGGCACCAAATGCACCAGTTATGTCACCAATAAGTCCAATTCCAGTTTTTATTAGTGGGAAAAGTTGCGTGAACGCCGCGATCAGTTGCTCACCAAGAGGGTTCAACGCGATCTCGAGGGCGTTCTTCATTATGTCGAGTGACTGAGCAAACGTGATTGATGCCTGCCCAGTTTGTGCAAGGTTGATTCCTAACCCTTGCGATAAATCTATAAATTGCTGAGCGGTCATCCCTCCTTCTTTGATTATTTGAGTGATGTTAGCGGCAAACCGCGCTCCAAATATTGATGACTCATCGCCATCGCTAATCATGCCGGATTTTATGCCGTAGAATACCGCTTCCATATCGGAGCCGGTGCTCGTAAGCTGGATTCCTGCGGCTTTTGCCGACGCAGTTACATCATCAAAAACCGCTCCGTTGCCGGTGGCCATTGCCTTTGAAACGTTGGCCCACCCGTATGCGATCCCCTGAAATGTTTTGGTGACGTCTTCGCCCTTACTTTCGATCTCACCTATGATTGGGATGACCTGTTGCAAACTCAGACCTGATGCTTGTATGACTGGCCCATAAGTATTAAGGTCAGTCAGGATGCTTGTAACCGGCACGCGAGCAGCTTGGGCCGTGTTGTAGACTTCACTCATGAAGCCTTCAGTGGCCGAAGCACTGATGCCCCATTGCTGGATAGAAGCAGTAAAATCAGAAGCTAGGGACGATGCACTCTCACCAGTCATTCTCGAAACATTAAGGATGTCCTGAGAAATCTGAGTGATATTGTAGCCGCCCTGCGAGAGTTTGTTGTTGACCGTCGTTAGGACGGTTGCAGTGTCGGTAAAAGAGTTAGGTACTGTCGATGCAAGGTTATCGAACTGAGACTCTAAACCCTGCAATTTAGAGCCGGTAGCGCCAGTTCCGGCAATGATGATAGCGTATGCTTTCTGGACGTTGTTTGCACTGACTAGCGCTGCGGCAGCAATACCAACGATAGGGACTGTAACAAGTGCGGTGAGGCCTGCCCCCATCGCCGTCATCGCGGAGCCGAATGTCCCCAGCTGTGCGGCTGCGCTCGCAAGCGAGCCTGATAACTCAGAAGTGTCCCCTATAATGTGGACAACAATCGGCGCTACACCAGCCATTTTAGTTACCCAAAGCTTTCTTCGCTAAGTCAGATACTTTTCGTAGATACGCTATATCGGCTGCTACATCTTCATCAGGCAGCGTGGAGGGCGCTTCGACGTTTATTCTCACGGCATTCTTAGCCGCACTTCCGAAAACGGTGTCAACTACCTCAGGGGTGAGCTGAACAGGCTCGGCTGGCGCATCGCCGCGCATCATCTTTCGCAGATGTGAGATGTCTGACGCTCTGTCGCGAGGCGCCCTACGTACTCCCGGCTTCTTACCGCTCATGCCGTAGTTAACGCCGTACGCGATAACGTCGGCAAAGTGCTCTTCGGCGAAGCTATAAGCCGCCAACATCTCGTTTAACTCTGCCAGCACATAATCCCACCAAAATTCTCGTGGGCGTAATTTAAGAAACCCGTAAGCGCCTTTCTTTAAATCTCCCCAATCGAGATTCCATTTTTTTGTGCAGCTTCCGCATTACCTTCTTCCATAGCCTTTTGAGCTGCAGCTATGTCCTCGTCAGTAATACCGAATGCGAGTTTCAGGGCTTCATCTACTTGCTCGGAATAATACTTGACACGCTTTAAGTCCATCATAGTGTCCAGGTCTGTAAGCTTGATCTCTCTGTCTTCCCACAGAAGACCGGCCCAAAGAAATACCTTGAGTTGCGACCAAGACATTCCGAAGCCACCTCTCTGCCATCTAAGGATCATCGAGATAGGCGTCGTAGGATTCCCTGTATTCTTATCCGGATAGTGATTCTCTATTGCTTCTATTGCTCCCATAACAAAGTCGATTCGCCGAATGTCATCGTTTTTAAAGACTACTTCGACCGACGAATCCGATCCTGCCCCGTTCATATTGCGTCCTCCTTTCGATCCTTTCACGGGCTTGTCGTGAACCTCGGATTCATCGCCTTTAACGGCTCCTCCTTTGGTCTTTCTAAGCCCATCGTTTCCAATTCCTGCCTTTCGTTCTACCATACTTTACCTCATGGAACCGTGAAGATTCCTAACAAACCGTGGTCCTGCATGTTGGCGTCGCAGTTCAGTGTCACCATGCCATACGTCGGCGATCCTACAACTGAATCAATGTAGTGATCCAGATACGGAATAACGAATGACTTCTCGGCGTCTGCGCTGGTAACTTTCATCACGAAGTTATGCAGCCCTGCGTCGTCAACCCCTGCGGCATTGGCACATGCCAATGGCATACTGCATGGAACTTTACATACCGCACTAACGGTAACATCCGCACCGGCGTTCTTAATCGTGATGAAGTTGTTCGTGCCGGTAGGTGTATAGGTCACTACTGCCGTTCCGGAACCTGTGACATACGCCTCTTGTGCGATTCCCATCGCCGTCAATGAGGTTACTACGGGCAATACGGATGGCGTCGCCATGATTCCCCCTTCTACTTTTTCTTTATCCGGTTTTGGTTCTACAAGCTCTTCGTCTGCTTTGAATGACATTTTAGGGTCTGCCATTTAAGTCGCCGCCTTCAACTGGAATAGCCCAATCGTTACGCTCGTGACACTACTATACACAAGTTGCACGTAGCCATCGTCGTCGATGAAGTCGCTTGTGTGCGCTGAGTTGTCGAATGCAATGGTTACATCCGCGCCGCCGGCAACAGGCGTGACGATATCTGCCCCGCCGAGCCACAATGTCGCTGAACGTGCTGTGGTATAGCTGTTGACTAAGTTCGTGTCCACCGTGATTGCATTTGCGTTGATTGATAGCACTGTGACGGTTTCGCGTCCTGCAGTGTCAACGAGCGTGCATTGATTCCCGATCTGGAACTTGTTGCCTGCGGTAACGTTAATCACTGCTTGGCCCGAGCTTGCATTGCCAGTAAGCACTGAATTGACTGGCGCAGCGCCACCTGAGCGTTGCGTGGGTATAGTGACCGTCACGCCTGCCCCCGCGTTCTTAATCCTGAGAAATTCAGGAAATGAGGCAGGCCTGAACCGATCTCCACACGCTGTAGCGGCGGCTAACGTCTGCTTGGTCCCTAGTGTGTTTATAGACGTAGGCGTTAAAGTCGCCATGATCTACACCTCTAGCTGCCCGCTGCAGGTGGGAATGTAAGTGGACCGTCGCCAGAGAACGTTCCTTTTAAGGTAGCTTCTGTTGCTA